TGAGATGTTTGTGTTGGAGGTAGAGTTGGTGTTCAGAACTGCTCCTCCTTGAGATTGTACCGACTGAGAAGTGACTTCAGAGAGTTCATTTCTAGCACCGGCAGTTGCAGCAACCTGTTTTCCGACTTCACTTTGCGGATTTGTACCCGTGGGTAGAAGTTTTCCTTCTGTTACGTTAGAAGATGACGTGTTTTGAGAAGAGTATGTGTTTGTGTTTGATCCTTGTATAGTTCCATCAACCTCATTTGCTTGAGATTGAGGGTTCATTGCTTCGGATTGGGAATCAACAGCGATTGTGCTTCCTATACCAGGAATTGATTCTACTAAATCATAAATTCCTCTGCCTCCGATTGATTCTGCCAGTTGCCCTGCCAACCATTCTCCTGCGAGTGCGCCTCCCATAGAACCCAAAACTGTACCCAAAACTGGTACAGGTATTAGAGTTCCGAGTGCTCCACCGCCAACACTCCCAAGAGCAGATCCTAAAGTTCCAACCAAACTTTTTCCAATTGCTTCTTTTTTCTCTTCTGGAGTAAGTGATTGGTCATTTTTGATATTCATAATGTCCATTACTCCTATTCCAGCACTGATAGCAGCACCAAGACCAGGAATGGATATGATCGCCTTTACTATTTTTCCTGCTCCGCTCTTTACTGCGTCCGATGCCGCCTTTATTGGATTCAATTTTGCCGCAGTTTCTGCAACAGACCCCCATGCACCAGAAATTCCTTTTCCTATAGACGAAAAGAATCCTCCTGATGCTTTTGTTGCTGATGGAACCACAGATTTTGCCAATCCCACTGCTTTGCTGCCCATTTCTTTAGCGGCTCCTAGTAGACCTCTACCCAAACCTCGGGCAGCACCAAATGCACGACTACCCAAACCTCGGGCAGCACCAAATGCACGACTACCCAAACCTCGGGCAGCACCAAATGCACGACTACCCAAACCTCGGGCAGCACCAAATGCTCTTCCTGTCATTCTTCCCAATCGAGAAGCACGTAATTTTGACGCTATGCGTTTAGTGAGTATTCTTCCTTTTCGGAACAAACGACCAATTCGACTTCTCCTTCCAAAACTGCGTTTAGTGAGTATTCTTCCTTTTCGGAACAAACGACCAATTCGACTTCTTCTTCCAAAACTGGGTAGTAAATCTGACAGAAAAGATAGTGGTCCACTACTTTCTCCTTCACTTCCTTCGCCAACTCCCATTTTTTCTTCTATGAGTTTTTTCAAGTACCCTAAAATGGTTCCGTCTTTTGTTGTTCCTCTGTTTCCGATTGCTGCACTTATGCTGTTGAGTGCTTCTGTTGGTGATTCTGCTTGAGATCCATATTCCTGACCACCAAGTTCGCTAATACTTGTTCCTGCGGAGGTTGATTCTGTCGCAATCGGAGTTTTGCCACCTCGCAGTGTTTCTAATATTTGCTTGAGAACACTCAACAGTGGCGTGGTTTCAAATGTAACAGGTGTGCCACCATTTTTTGGTGATGATACAGCAGATATTGGTGCTGTATTTGGTATAGAAGACGGTATTGTTTGTTCTGCGTATTGTGCGGTACGAGGGAAGGGTATAACGCTGTTACTGGGATTCAGTGTTTCAGATACACTTGTTGCAGTTTTCTTTGTTCTCTTGGCAAATTGTCCTGGGAAATCCAAGTAACCGCTTATATTTCCGCTTGCTCTTCTTGAAATTCTTTTACCCAATGCACCCAAATACTGTTCTTCTGATTCTTTTTGTTCTCTTTTTCGCTTTGCTGTTTCCGAAAGCAATCCACCAACAACAGGAATGTTAGCCAACAGTCTTTCAGGGAGGGTAATCAGGTAGTCTTTGATATTCTCTTTTATTCTTGCTTGGAATGTGGTTTTCTTTTCCAATACCTTGGTTACTGGAGTTAGTAGAGATTCTATCTGTTCTGCTGTGGCGTCTGCTATGGATCCTTTCGCAGACTTTGCAATCTTTAGTATACTTTTTAGTCTTACCAAGTATACCGAAGCGGTTCTAGAATCTGTTGCTTCTAGTGCGTCTTCGGATAAAGTAACCGCTTGTTGTATTAGTTCTCTGGCTGCAAGACCTGAAAGTTTTTCTGCATCAAATAGAGAAGGATTTTCGTTTATGAATTTTTGGGCTATGTCTCGCAATCCAACATTTTCTTCTGAACCCAAAACTACAGTTTCTAGTTCTGTGTCAGAACCTAGTTCAGCACGTCTTGACTTCAGTGCCTCTAGCAACACTGACTTATTTTCAGAAGTCGCTGTCCCCTCGCTCCTCTCGCCCTCGTCTCCACTTACTTCTACTTCGTCTACTTCGCTATTCGGTGTTTGTGTTTCTGATGATGGTGTGTTCAGACGGTTCTTTTCGGCTTTGGCACGTTCTCGTTCCGCTGCGCGTTCGGCTTTGGCACGTTCTTGTTCCGCAGCGCGTTCGGCTTTGGCACGTTCTCGTTCCGCTGCGCGTTCGGCTTTGGCACGTTCTCGTTCCGCTGCGCGTTCGGCTTTAGCCTTTTGTTTTGTGTCGTAGTCGTTTGCGGTTTTATACGCAGCAAGAATAGCGGCTTCTGCCTTGGCTACTTGTTTTTCTGCTGCACGAACTGCGCGAGGTCTTGCGGTTGCCGCTATGTAAGTTCCGTTTGGGTTACGACCCTTACGTGCTTTTTCAAGAACACGCTCTGCGTACTGAAACGCTTCGTTTGCGTCTGCAATTAGTTGCTGATATACCTCGTTACCTGTAGCCATGTGTTTATCCTTCATTCATGGCAAAAAAATCAGGATCCTTTCCGTTTACGAACTCGTTCTTTCTCTGCTTTCAAATAGTTCATCAACAGGGTTATGTAGACTTCTCGCTCCCAAGGAATTAGGTTTTCTACCTCCTCCAAGGAGTAGTTGTGGTGCTGCATTAGATCAAAGTTTAATTGGAAATATGCCCCCAACGTGTTATGGCAGAGGGCTAGCGAAAAAAATCAGTAACACTTTCCAATTCTATTTTGTTCTGTTCCCCACAATGAGGGCATTTGAACGAAAAACAGTACTTTAGTTCGGGAATGGATTTGAAGAACATAACTACCTTTTCAAATTGATCTGGAAGAAGATTCTCTACAAAATCAGATATCTCCTTCGAGTCCAAGTCTTTGGACAGTATGACTTCTTCGTTTACGATAAAACTTTCAATGCACTTTTTTGTCATCTCTATTACCATCTCAACCTCTGATAGGTTGTAGTCTAGATCGTGCATTGAGGGATATCGCATGATTACTGTCATGTTGTCAGACAATTTGATTTCGGGAGTTGTCGTCTGCTTGTCTGTTTGTTTAACCGAGATTTCGTCCAAGCGAATCTTATAATTGGTTGATTGGTTGCACTTTCCGCACAATACTTGAGGTTTTACTTCTTCTCCCACGGATTTGCAGCGTATTTGAAGAAATGCGTATTCTGTGTCTGCTGTGCACAATTTTTTTGTGTCTACAACTCCTTTTGTACACGCAGACACTACATTACGAATAGCGTCATTTATTTGGTTTTGATTTGACGATTGTAGTGCTATGAGAAGAACCTTTTCTTCTTTTACTACAAATGGTCGGTATTTCACAGTCAGGTGCGACACGGGAAGAGTCATGGTGTATTCTGGTAGAGCAGCAAGATTTAGTTTGTTCATTTTATCCTCAATAGTAATGATCTAATATGTATCTCTTTTTAAGTAACAGGTCCAACCAAAGGAGCGTATGTTGAATATGAGGAACGAAATTTTCTATAAGCAAACGTAACTTCCTGTTGCATTATGTCTCCGTCTTTGTCGAAGCCCAGTTGTATTTCGCCTATGGCTTTAGGATACGCTTCTTCCAAATACAAGATGTGACTTGGGCTATCGTCTTTACCCAAGGTTATGATTTGTACTTCGGTTACATAATTATCGTAAAACTCTACTTTGTATGAAGATGGATCTGAAATAGAGTCTATCCAAGAATCAAAAAATTGTCGTTCTCGTAAGTCCGCCGACAGCAAAAACGATAGATTCGTTTCGCCCGCATAAGATATTTCAAATGGAAAGTTTCTAGCAGGACCGTATAATCTATTAGATTGCGTGCCTAGTGTTTTGTTTGGAATGGTTGCGTTAGAGCACCGTATACTCAATGATTGTGGGGAAACTCCGCTTCTCAATATTGGCGGAGGCAGTATCAGTACTTCATACCGATTTCCGTAAGCAACCCCCGACTCTATTATGGATTGCATCATTGACCCTATGCCTGATTGTAGGAATGCCATTTAATCTCCCCTTATGAATCGTCTGTATGTGCGTGCAAATACGGTTTCGCGTTGAATGCGCTTTGGACGGGTTCCGGTTTCTGTGCTCTTGAAGCCTTCTAGTTTTGCTTGAACAATGTCACTCCAAAAGTCGAAAGGAATAATCACAGGTCTACGCTTTACCCCTTCCCATAGATATCGACGGAAACACGGTTTGTATAATCTAAATCGAGCAGAACTAGGTAGAGTGTTTTCCTTCAGTACGAATCGAGTTCTCCAGTCTTCGCTTTGTTTGCTCGGAATGGTTGCTAGGTTTTCCATCATTTGGGTGAATAGGAACTCTCTCCACTTTGGAGACAAGAAGTGCAGATTCACTCCCTCAAATCCGTCTCTGCCCGATTTGGTTACAACCACCAGTGGATACGAGTCGTAGTGTCCTCCGCGTTTACGGAACGACTCGCTGATGGGCTTGTATGTAAAGAAAACCAGTTGTCCCTGAAGCAGTCGAGGCGGGATGAGCAGTGTTTTGTTGCTTTGAAAAAATTGAAGCAATTCCGTATACGACTGGTCTGTTCCGCCCAGTTCACTGGTGGTGTCGTCTAGTATTTTTTCCAGTTCGTCGTTCATTTGGACTTCTTGAATAGGTCGTCTTCAGTAAGAATCTTGAACTCCCACCCTTTAGTCTTTGCGGCTTCGGTCGCTGCTTCCCACTTGGCTTTGTTTACCATCCAAGTCTTGACTTCTGAAATATACCCTCGTGTGACTCGACTCCGCTTCTTTGGCTCACTGCACTGCTTCTTTGGCTTGATTTCAATCAGAAGAGTTTTTACCCCATCAGGAGTCTTCATCTCAACAATAAAGTCTACAAAGTACCGATGCCGCTGACGATCAACTGGACTCCAATACGGTATAATTACTTCTTCCGATCCCCAACGGAGTACGTTTTGGTTTGTGTCACAGTACTTCATAAATCGACGTTCCCACATACTGCGATAGCATATCTTCATGGGATCGCCCATGTACTTTGAGGGGTCTTGGGGGTTAAATATACCTTTGTATGCCATATAGATAGGTATGCACCGAGAAACAAAAAATGGCAATAACTCCTCCAAACGAAAATCAATCAAACAATCCTACACCAAGAGTAGTTGGGTCTACAAACAGATCCCCGTCTCAATCAACTTTGGGTGCTAGGAGCACTGATACTAATCAGGATCCTTTTGTCGCAGCCCTAGAGGGTGGTGGAGGCATTAAGGGCACATATACCACACCGAAAGTAATAAGGTTCCCACTAGACATTAGCAGTGGTGAGTATCCTCATGTGATGCAGTTTAAAATTTACTGGAGGTGGGAAAGAAAAGACCTTGCGGACAACCTAGAGAAAGCAAAGAGAGACACAAAAGAATCTTTAGATCGTCTTCAAAACATAAACAGTAAACTGTCTAGTGGTAGGGGTTCTCTTTTGCAGAACACCATAGCAGCGTCTTCTCTTTACTCTTCTGACCCCAAAACAGCAGAAGAGATGTTTCGGAATCCATCAAGAGCAAAACAAATCCTAGAGAGAAAGATAGATTCGGAACAGACCTCTTTGAATGACCTGAATAGCATAGGAAAAATCGGTAAAACCGAAGACGAGCGATTACTAATTCAAGACAGAATAAACAGTGTTTTGAGTAAATCCTCTGCGGCTGGAGCAGGAGGAGTAGTAGGAAGTGTCTCTGCTATTGTTGGGGGGGTCGGCGGATTCATCTTTGGGGGAGGAAAAGGAGCACTAGTAGGTGCCGCTGGCGCCGGTTTGATAGGTGCTGGGGTTGGTTCTGGTGCAGTAGCCGCTACACAAGCACTTCAAGCGGAACCAGTTTATGATCAAATGGTTTCCGTGTATCTTCCATTCTGCACAAAAATCAACAACGAGGACTCCTTTGTGTTTGAAGAAACCGGTGGAATGAGAGGTGTCAAGGGAGTGTTAGAATCAACGCAGGGAGCAGGATCTCTTTTGGATGCGGTTACTCAAGGTCTTGAGGCAGCAGCAATTCAAGCCCTTCCTGGTGGTTTAGGAACTGCTACCTCTTCAGGAAGAGGAACAATAGTAAATCCTCGACTGGAAAAACTGTTCAAGCAGAAGGACATGAGAACATTTACATTTTCTTGGGAATTGTATCCTAAAAATGAACAAGAAACCGAAGCACTCAAAGACCTTATCAAAACTATTCGATATCATGCTCATCCAGCGAAAGACGAGGCTGTTCAGGGAACAGAGTCTTCCCTTGTTGCTGTGAATCTGCGAGTTCCTGCGGAGTTTGTAGTGAAGTTCTTGTCCTACAACACCAGTGGAGGAGCAGGATCCTTTCAGGAGAATCCGTATATTCCTAAAATTGCTAGGTGTGTTGTAAACAGCATATCGGTAGACTACACACCCAATGCAGTGTTCTCTTCTTTCAAGAATGATTCTCCTACAGCGATTACTCTTTCTATGTCAATGACAGAAATTACTGCTAACACCAGAGAAGTTGTGGACCAAGGATACTGATAATGTATTTCTCCAAGTTTCCATTTGTAGAGTACAGTCTTCCGTTTGGAGATGAGAACAAAACGGTTTTTGTTCGTAATCTGCTCCGTAGGATCTCTTTGTCCGAAGAAATCAAAGACGGCAGAGGAGCATTTTTAGAGTATGACATTAGAGACGGAGAAAGACCCGAACACATAGCGGATCGAGTCTATGGTGATCCTCGATATCACTGGCTAGTTTTGTTGACCAACAATATTGTTGATCCATATCACGGTTGGTGCAAATCGTATTCTGTGCTTCAAGACCACATCAATCAAAAATATTCTGGATACTCGGTTTACATTACAAGCGGAAGCACTGGTTCTTTCTTTTATTCTACTTCTGTTGGACAGGGGAACAGTCTTCACCAAGAAGGAATTTCAGCAGAGGTTCTAAACTACGAACCCGAATTTTGCAGAATTACTGTACCTATTTCTGGTTCGTTTGTTGTTGGAACTGCCTACGTCAATAACGGTATTGGTACAACATACGAAGTGTTTATACACCGAGTGGACCGTCAAGACCTAGCGGTTCATCATTTTCAGTTGTCTAGACCCGTTGGAAGTTGTGGAGCAGTAGAATCCGTGATTGTGGATCCTTTGTCCAAACAGACCAATTCTTATTCTTACTTGCGTGGTCATTTGGGTGGAGATAAAGATCCGTATCCAATAGTGGATAGTGGTGGCTTATGCTATGGTGTACCAGACGAAACAGTTCAATTGTACGAAACTTACATTGGTGAGTACATGGGTATCTCTGGTGATTCTGTTAACATCTATTCTTTGTCTAATACTGTTTATGAAACAGAACAAAACGAACTGAAAAGAACTATACGAGTTTTGAATCCACGATACAAATCACAAGCAGAAGAAGAACTGAAATCTCTGTTAGAGTCTTGATGTATGACTACGAATCACGGCTCATCACTACTCAAAGCAGGAGACTATAGACTAGAGTCATTCTCTATTACTTCTCTTGTTAGTGGAAACAAAGTAGACCTTCGTGGATTAGTTGCAAAGTTTGAGGTGTACGAAGATATTTTTTCTCCGTATCTTACTGCTAAAGTGTATGTGGAAGATTCTTTAAACTTCCCTGAAAGACTCCCGATCTCGGGACAGGAGTCGGTCGAGATCGTATTTAAGACAGATGTTGACAATTTGACTCCGGTTCGTCTGCAATTCAGAGTGTATAAGATGGATACGGTTAGAATAGGTTCTTCCGCAAAAAGCCAATCCTATACTCTGCACCTGATGAGTGTGGGTGGTTACCTTAACTACTCTCAATTCTGTGGATACTCGCTAAAGGGCAATACCTCAACTATGGTTAGTTCCATATTTGAAAAACACTTTCCTGAAAGTGTATGGAAAGATCGTCTATTCATAGAAACCACCAAAGACAATTACTCTTTGGTTGTTCCTGCTGCATACACTCCTTTCAAAGCAGTGTCTTGGCTTGCTTCTCGTTCTTTTTCTGACATAGGAAAAGAGTACACACCATATTTCTTCTATGAAACTTTAGACGGATACTCTTACAAAAGTTTCCGTAAAATAGCAGAAGACGGCAAACAAAACATTCCCCGATACGTTTACGCCCCACCTAATCTTGCTGTTGGGGAAAATCAATCAGAGTCTGTTTCTTTTTCCACCGCTTTGCCCCCTCGTTATCACAAAGTTCTCATGCTTGAAGACATTGGTCGGTTTGATGTTGCAAACACCATATCATCTGGAGTGGTGTCTTCTAAATTGGTGGTTCACGATTTGGTTAGAAAGCAAGCAAGAGAAACACAATTTTTAGAGAGCGATGTGTTTGAATCCAAACCAAAATTTGGCACGCAACCTTTCTTCAAGCAGGAAACTAGCGAGGCGGACAAACTGCGCTCTAGTGGAACAGTGTATTTCTACCTGCCAACCACTTCATTTACTACTCAAAATAAAGGGGTTGCAATTTCCGACAATTTTCAATACGAAAATATTTTCTTGAAACGAAAACACCACTCGGGATCTTTGCTTACACACAAAGTAGCAATGGTAGCGTATGGTGATTCACGAAGAAGAGTTGGTGATACTATCACATTAGACATATCACGAATACAGTCAGATTCTTTTTTCGATCCTGCTGTTTACGATAAAAATTTCAGCGGAGAGTACTTGATTACCTCTGTTAAACACGAATTTACTAGTGCGTATGTTTGCAAGTACGAACTTTCTAAAACCTGTATGGGGGTATGACTATGAAAGGCTTTCTAGGAAAAGAGGGTTTTGTGTGGTGGCATGGCGTTGTCGAAGACGTTATGGATACTCTTCAATTAGGAAGGTGTAGGGTTAGAATATTTGGATTTCATTCTCACAACAAAGTAGAATTGCCGACCGTAGATTTGCCTTGGGCGTATCCAATGCAGCCAATTACCTCTGCTGCACTTTCGGGTGTGGGTGCGTCTCCCACTGGGCTTTTGGTTGGATCTCATGTGTTCGGTTTCTTTAGAGACGGAGAAGACGCACAAGATCCAATTGTGATTGGTTCTTTTGGTGGCATTCCGCAGAATATTGCAAACACAGTGGACGGGTTTTCTGATCCCACTGGTAGATATCCAGTAAAACCTGAAGATGTTCAATCAGGAATGTTTCCTATTGGTGTCTCGGTAGTGGGCGAACAAGACACCAATCGTCTTGCACGAAACTCTGATCCTACCCAAATGCAGAGTACCATCGTGACACAGAAAATTGCTACGGTAAAGAAGAATGTGCAGAGCACTCCTGACATGAAATCAAAGTCTTCGTGGTCAGAGCCGCCAACTCCCTATGCAGCCCAGTATCCGCGCAATCACGTGAGTTTTAGTGAGAGTGGTCACGTGCGGGAAGTGGACGACACTCTTGGTGCGGAACGGTTGCACGACTATCACGAATCGGGAACATTTACTGAAATAGGCAACGGATGGCAGAACAACCCTGACGGAACCCGTGTACAGCGAGTGGTTGGAGACGACTACGAAATAGTGCACGGTAACAAGAAGATCCATATTGCAGGTGGTTCGGGCGTTGAGTTGGTTATTGAGGGCGGAATGAATGTCACTATTGGTGGCGGGGTAAACCTTCAGATTAACGGGAATGCAGATATTCTTGCAAACGCAAATGTGAATCTACAGGTGGAGGGCGACTTTAAAGCGTCTGCTAAAACACTGGAGTTCTACACTGATGGAAACATAGGATTTTCTGGGCGTACCATTTCGTTTATGACCGACTCTGCTGTAATGGTCATGCAACAAGGTAAGCGTATTGAAGTAAACTCGGGAGAGCCAGTAGTCAAACCCAAGCGGGTAAACTTGAGGTAACTCATGCCAGGATTCGGAGTATGCAGAGCAAATATTGACAGCGCAGGGGGAACAATCCTCGTGGGTAATCCGACCTTGTTTTTAGACGGATTTCCTGTTTCCGTTGAAGGTAATCCTGTGGAAGATCACGGAAACAACGAACACGATAATGCAGTTATGATTCAGGGTAGTCCAAATTTTGTAGTTAATGGAACTCCCATATGTACTGGTGCAAGTCAAGCCAGTTGTGGGCACACCCCCACAACTTCAACCACACTATTTGCGGGGTAAACCATGACGTGTCCGTGTAAACAAAAACTAACTGACGGGGAAAAAAGCGTTCTCACATTCGGTTTGAATGATTTTCAGAACCTGCTCACAAAGCCTAACGAAACCTCTATTGCTGCTGCTGGTGTATTGTTAGGTAAAAACTCCTCTCGCGTAGCAGGACTTATTGCTGCTAACGGCACTGCTAGCGATCCACTATTTGTAGTATTACCGTCTTTGGAAGCCGCACAGTCTAGATTCGCGGCAGTTGGATCTGCGGTCAGTAAGTTTGATCAAGAGTGTGCAAAATACAAAGACCCCAAACAGTTGGCTCGAATGATCAGTAGTCTGAACCTGTATGGGCAGTTCCAATGTGCTCTTGGCATAGAGGGAGTGGACATTGGGGTGGGGCTAAACATGATTCAAGACGATGGTAAACTGTCTATCAATACACTCATATCAGCACAGGTTGATATGGAAGCACTTCTAAATCAATTAGATCCAGGATCAGGAACTGCAATAGTAGACAGTATTTCTGCTTTCCAAGCAGAAGTGGACGGGATATTTCAAAAAATAGACGCAGCAAACGCTGCGGTGAACGGTGCTGTTGACGCTGCCACGGCTAAACTGGCAGAAGCCCTGTCGTTCATAGACAAGGTTACCTCCATAAATCTAATGAGCAACATAATTTCCGAAAGTGATGATCCGTGCAACCAGTTAAGCGTGGACGCGACGGTTAACTTGGTGGATCCGCAATTTACAAATACGGTTCGATCTGCGCTCTCAAGTTCAGGAGGCACAAGTTTCAGATGAACAGCATTACCGAATTTCTCAAATCAGCAACAGACCTTGCGCTTGTGTGGGGCGAGTTTTTGGGTGTACTGATAATGGGAGTCGGTATTGGTGTTGTTGGGGTGATCCGTAACCGCAAGCAGACAGAAAAGAAAATAGAAGAAGCAGCCAAGGTAGAGGAGTCTCACGCTGTGATACGCCACACCCGCGTTCACGAACACCTCACCGAACTACGCGTGACTGTTCGTGCGTCTCGTTGCTTGGTGTTTCAGTTTCATAACGGGGGCAAGTTTGCTGACGGCAGTTCCATTAAGCGCATATCTGTTACCCATGAGTCGTGTGCAAACGGGGTAAAGAGCATGATGATTGAGTCACAGGACGTTCTGCTGAACCGATACATTGATGTTGTGCGTATTCTTGACCAATCGCCTGACCGAATTATTCGTGTAGAGACGCTGCTTGAGTCCGCATTCCGTTCAAGTTTTGAGATAAATAACGTGCTGTTCTTTACTGTTAGTCCGTTGCGGTGCATGGACGGAGTAACGCCTTTAGGATTTGTGTGCTGCCAGTGGTGTTCTGCTGATGGGCTAGATCAAATTGAGAAGGACGGCATTTCGGAGCATTCGGTGGAGCAGGTCATAGAAAGCAGCAGCAAAACCGTAAACGCTCACCTGACGAACCAAAGGGAGACAGACCAGTGCCGGTTAGGATAGTAAACACAAATTCTTCTTCACCAATACACAGTGATGTGGATTTTTTGTTTAATCGCAATCCTAAAACAGGGGATGCTCTACTTGTTACTAACCTTAATGCAGTAAAGCAGTCGATACGAAACCTCCTCAATACTTCTTTTGGAGAGCGTTTGTTCCAACCAAGACTAGGTTGTTCTCTTCGGGCTTTACTTTTTGAGCCTATGGACGAGGTAACTGCACTGGAAATCCGAGATAGAATAGTAGAAACACTTCGCAGACACGAGCCTAGAATCGGAACTCTGTTGGTAGACGTTGTTTCTGATCCTGATGCTAATTCGTACATGGTTTCGGTTGAGTACAGTATAGCAGAGGTGCGAGAATCACAAAAAGTCACTATAATTCTCGAAAGGACTAGGTGACAATGGCTATCAATAAGGGAAATTCTTTCAATCTTTTGGGATTGGATTTTGAAGAGGCAAAGGCTTCTCTTAAGGAGTTCCTGTCTTCTCAAAATACACTCAAAGACTATAACTTTGACGGATCCGTTCTCAATACGATTTTAGATGTGTTGGCATACAACACTCATTATCAAGCATTCTATGCAAACATGGTAGCAAATGAAGCATTTTTAGACAGTGCTACCTTAAGAAAATCTGTTGTGTCTCATGCAAAAACGTTGGGATACGTTCCTGGATCTATCCGATCAGCAAAAGCAATTCTAGGAATATCCGCATCAGCAGCAACAAACAGCACATATTTGACCCGAGGAACCGAGTTTTTGGGTGCGGATTCAGATGGTTCTCAATTCAAGTTTGTGTTGTTGGATGCAGTGTACGCAAACGGCGAAACACAGCAATTTGAATCTGTTCCTGTTTACGAAGGAACTTTACGTCGTATTACTTACATCTATGACAGCAACAGAAAGAGTAGTTCGTATTTGGTCATACCAAACAACAAGGCAGATGTTAGTACTATTCAGGTACGAATTCAGGCTTCACCCAATGATTCTACTGGGGCTTCGGATGTTTGGCAGTACAGTACTGACTACATCAATCTGACTGGAGATTCTACTGTATTCTTTTTGCAAGAAAGAGAACTAGGAATTTATGATTTGTTTTTTGGTGACAACTTTTTAGGTAAAAGACCAACGGATGGAAGTCTTGTCACAATTGAGTATCTAGAAACGAACGGAGAGATTGGAAACGGCATCACTACGTTTACGTCCTCGGTTTCTGGATTGGGAAACATTGCAACTCTATCGCAGTCTTCGGGAGGATCTGAACCCGAAAGCGTGTCAAAGATTAAATTTATGGCTCCTCGGTTCTACCAATCACAGTCCAGAGCAGTCACAGAAGACGATTACATAACCAAAGTTTCTGAAATATATCCCAGTGCAGATTCTATTTTGGTATACGGCGGGGAAACTGTGGTTCCTCCGCAGTACGGTAAAGTGTATATCGCAATCAAAACACGATCTGGTGCGATTTTAACTAGAGATGAAAAGGAAAGTGTTGCTCGGAGACTTAAAGAAACTGCTTCGGTTGTTAGCATAACTCCCGAGGTAGTTGATCCTGAATACACTGATGTTATTTTAGATTGTTTGGTTACTCAAAATCCAGATGCAAGTAACTTGTCTGCATCTACTATAAAGGCACTGGTCACTGCTTATCTGTTTGCGTATTCTGCCAACGAATTAGAACGGTTTGGAAGCAATCTGTATTTGTCCAAAGTAACAGAAGGTATAAACGAATTAGACACCTCTATTTTGGGAAATCAGACCACAATAAAAATGAGAAAGCGAGTAAGTCTTGCGAGTATGATTGACAGAAAGGGGTTTTCGATAGACTTCAAAAATCCAATCTACCATCCACACGAAGGACACTCGTCAGTTGTTTCTACAGACATGAGAATTCACACTTCTGTTGCATACAGCACTACTTTCCAACACGTTGGAGTGGATGGAAACGTGTACGAGAGTGTTACAGTGGAAGACGATGGATTTGGTCATTTAGACCTAGTGTCAACTGATGCTGTCTTGGGTAAACGCATCATCTATCCGAAAATAGGAGAAATAGATTACGATGCAGGGATACTGTCTTTTGGATCAAAGTTCTCTCCAATAACTTCAGATGTATTCTTTGCTGTTACGGTTCAGCCTAGAAACTCTGATTTGTTTGTGTTTGAAAACAGTGTTATGAGATTAAATCGTGGTTACACTGACTCTGTGAGTGTTACTGTTGTTCCTCAAGTGATTCGTAAGCAAAACTTGAGAGGTTGATATGTCTGATTTCAAGAGCATATTTCTAAACTCACCCGCAGAAAAACTGGAAAGTATTATTGCTCCGTTCATAGAGGAGCAGTTTCCGCTTTTTGCGCGCTCAGACTACAGAAAATTAGTGCTATTCATTAAAGCGTATTATGAGTGGATGGACTCTGAAGGCAAGCCCAGTTACGTGGTGGGTAAATTGGATACGGTTTTTGACGTAGACAAAAATGCAGAGGAGTTTTTCTCTCACTTCAAGAGTCTGTATTTGGATTCATTTCCTGAAGTACTCACCATTGATGAATTGGGTAGAACTCCAAACAAAAAAACCCTTCTGAAGAAAATTCGTGATTTTTACGGAAACAAAGGGACGGAAAGTTCCTACAAGTTTTTGTTCAGGGTTCTATATGACAGCGACGTTGAGTTTTACTATCCAAAAACGGACATCATCAAGGCTTCTGATGGGCAATGGATAGAAGAACTTTCTGTGAAGGTGACACGCGGGGACAGAGAAGTGGATCATTACCTCTTGGTTGGTGGAACTGCTGTGCAGTACGCTTCACTCGGTGTTCCATCTGGATACGCTACGATTGAGCGAGTTTACAAATACTATCAAGACGGAGTTCCTATTACGGAACTTTTTTTGAAAGATTTGGTTGGGAACTTTTCTCCGAACAAATCCATAACACTTATACCTCCTTCTGCGGTTACAATTAACCCCATAGAGGAAGTTACCTTTAGTGTTCTTGGAGAGTTTTTTGTTACAACAAAGGGACAAAACTATAGGATAGGTGATGTTGTTTACATTTCAGGTGGAGACGGAGTTGGATTTTCTGCCAGAGTAGAACAGACTGGTATTGGCGGAGGTGTTACTAGAATCAGAATCGAAAACTCTGGGATCAACTTTTTCTCGTCAGTCACAGGAGTCGTAGTTAGTGAGAGCGGAGTAAACGCAACTTCTACGATCTTGTTTACCCCCACAGCAGTTACACGATATCCGGGATACTATAAAGGAGATCGCGGGAAGGTGTCTTCGTTGGGGAAGATGTATGACGGAGATTACTATCAAGAGTACTCTTATGAATTGCGATCTTCAATTAGTATAGATCGTTACTTTTCTGTTTTGAAAAAACTGGTTCACCCTGCTGGAATGAAGATGTGGGGATCCATTCTTCTAAATGCAGAAGCAGACGCTAGTGCAAGTGGATCTTCACAGATTGAACGTGTTTCTATTCCTGTCATAGGAAATTACACACCTTATACTCTAGGAACAACTACTGATCTTCGTGCAACCGGTATTACAGTGGGAACTTGGTTTGTCAATTTTGGCGGAGTCACCTACGGAACCACAGGAGATTTATATCCCATAGGTTACAATCCGTATATTGGAAGCACTGCTGAACTTGGACCCAACGGTAAAACTGCGCCGTTGGGAACTTCATTTACCAATGGTGGGTCTACTGTAGCAGACTTGGGATACACGTATTCATTCGTTTTAGAGCGAGGTAGAACAGCACACAATCCTTTGGGTGGACCTTTGGGAGGACTTACTGCATGGATTGGTTCAAAGGAGAGTGCTTTGCAACCTACCGCCGTGGACAAGTCTCCTTTTAATATTAGTGGTTTAACGCTTTGGCTTAAGCCTGAAAATATCGGTGTGTGTGGTGCATCCATGATTACGGGAAGATGTATGGACATTTGGAGAGATGCGTCTCCGTCTGAAAATCACGCATTGCCTCCCAAGTGGTCAATGTGGACGACTAATCCTTCTTATACAGGAATAACAGTAGACAAACTCCGACCAACTCTTGTTGTTGCTGATAGAGGAATTCAAGGACGTACCGGAATACAGTTTAATGGTGGTGTTGTTTACGGACCAAATACGGTGTGGTTTCAAGCAGGAGTCTGTGGTGGACACACAGCAGGAACAACTTTGGGTGCGCTTTCCAGCGAAATTCCTTTCCAACCAGGGGGAACTGGAGAGAAAATACTGTCTGGACAATTCTTTACTCTGTCCAAAGGTCTAACTCTGACAAAAGACATGACAGTGTTTATTGCCTTCCGAGCAGGAACCACTTCTGCTGGATATACTGCTTCCCATTACGGATTGGGTTTCGTGTCTTCGGACAGGTCTTTCCATCAGTTCAGCCCTGCTACAATGTACTATCCTCTTATGAGTACATCTGGTGGAAATTTCGTTACTGTTGCGGGTGTTTCTTTGTGGGGGGATTCGATTCAAGGAACTGGGGTAAATCCAGTAGAAAATTCTAATGCTACTGATCCAAACGGAAACACTACTGCGTCTTCTATTACGTTTAATTCTGGCAGTGGTACTAGTACCAGTGATTTTTCTAATAAATCGTTAACCTTTTCAGATATTGTCGCAGGCAATAAATATACGTTCTCCGTGTGGCTGAAAGGCACAGTAGGCGGAGAAAAGATTTTGATTCGCCATGTGGCAGGATCGTCGTATATTGTTTGTACTCTGACCACTAGTTGGCGGCGGTTTGTAATTACAGAAACTGCGTTCAGCAACGGAGGATTGGTCACCATTGGTATACGACAGGGCTTGAGTGGAATAGGAACTATAAACTCTTCCGCAACAGTGCACATATGGGGTCCACAGTTGGAGTTGGGTACAGTTTCCACCTTACTCACATCAGTTAGTGGTGGGGAAACTGATCACGCTTTATATCACCGAAGTTACTCTAATATAGATCCTGTTTTTTCTAATCGCGTTCCGCCTAATAACGCATTGTACTACTATATTAGCGGTTCTGGTGCGTTGTTGTACCCACCAGACACTGGATTGGTGGGATTGCGAACAAATGTTGGTAGCACTACATCGGCTAGAATTGCGTACAATCCTTTTGTGAGTACAACAAGTGGTGTGTCATTGGAACACATTGCTTTGGGTGAATGGTTGCGTGAACCAGACGGAAGGATACGGTCTTTCTATTCGGGAAATGAAAGTAGAAACTTGTCGAGTGATACTGCAAGACGAATTGCTACTCCTGGTAGTCCAGGCGGTTCTAGTGTATTCAATCTTCCTGCTGCTGAAATTGCGTACAACACAAATGCAATTTCATTGAGTCGATTTGGTTCGTATTGTTTGCCCCTTTTGGATTCTGGTGTAGGAATAACTGCTGCTTCGTGGGTAACAAACGCACTAAACAACGTGTCGTACTCCTTCTCGGGCGTGATATACGAAGTGATTATCTACGACAGAGTCTTGAGTGAAACGGAACGGCATATAGTGTCTTCGTATCTGTCTAGAAAATACCGTTTGGATCGTGTTTTGCCTGCATCTTATGCTGGAAGTGCACCAAGTGGTGACCTGTATGGAATCACTACTGGATTTTGGTCTATTTCAAAACACCCGAATACTGTTGGTAGCACACGTGTTTTGTCTGGGGTTTCTTTTGGGTCTGTGACCATAGAAGATTTTATAAACTTGTACGGTATATTGTACAAATCAGAAGGCACAAGACTGGCAGACGGAACTGTTTTGACCGAAGATACATACGAACGGCTTGGAGGATAAAAGTAATGCCAGTTTTGCTAAAGTCATCTTTAAATAGAGCATACGCAGAAGCCCTATTCAACGAAATATCTGAAAACAGGAATCAATACTTTCTGTTTGTTGGAAAGGATATTCCTTGGGGTGCGACTGGAGCAGTAGGTGAGGACGTTATTCCGCTTACGCCAAGAGACACTGTTGCAGAAGAGTACACCACTATGCGGTGTATGATTGGCTACAAAAAACTAGATCCATCCAAAATTGTTTTTGCTCTACCTAGAATTCCTTGGAATTCTGGAACAGTTTACGATGCTTATGATGATACTGTTCAACTGTTTGACGAAGACGATCCAAAATTGTTTTATGTCGTTACGTCTACAGATAAAATATACAAATGTTTGGGTGTTTCACTCAAAGGAAACCCGTCAACCATCGAGCCATCACATACAGGTAGTACAGCGGTAACTTACGGTGACGACTACACATGGAAGTACTTGGCTAGTATCAAACCATCTCTTTTACCGTATGAACTTGCTGATTATGTTCCTGTTAATTATATTGTTGTTGAACGTGATTTGGTTACCGATACATCAGACACTGAAACGTCTTTACAGTTCAGTGCTCAAAGAACTGCTGTTCGTGGAGAAATTACACGTGTGGAGTTTGTGAGCAATGGGGGAGTGTCTGCTGCTACTTACTTGGGAAGTGAGTACGGCTCGCGTTTCAGTGTTGGTCTTACAGGCAGTACTGCGGCGTCTGCTTCTTTTGGTGTAGGAAATTACATAACAATAACTTCCAGTACAAACACCAATCAATTTACCCTGCCTCAAAGTGACACCGACAAGTATGTTGGATACCTTTTGAGAATTGTTGAAGTCAGCGGAACCGGAACAAATCCCAATGATGTCAACAAGTACGGAATTATTCACGGAGTGACCTCTAGTTCTTCAGAGTACACCTTCACCGTTCGTGGAGAGCACGAGCCGTTTTCTTTCAGTTATCCTGGTGGTGCTGCTCAAGTGTATTACGACATTATTCCTCACGCAAGAATAAGTGGAGACGGGAGTGGCGCGTACTGCTTCCCTGTTTTGGGAGTAAGTGGAGAATCAACGTGGAGACAGATCACTGGTGTGGAACTTATTGATGGCGGAGAAAACTATAGTAAAGCGGTTGTTCAGGTAGTAAGTTCAAAGAATTCTCCTGAAGGCACTGATACTGGTGAAACTGTGCACCCAATAATGAGAGCAATACTGGCTCCCAAGGGTGGACACGGCTCAAATATTTTGCAAGAACTCAATGTGAAAGACATCATCATGCTTGTTGATTTGGGCGACGATGATGTGGGTGGTATTCCCGTGGGAGGCGAGTACCGCCAGTTTGGTTTGATTAAAAATCCTGTTTTGGGAGACGGTAGTGGTACTTTGGCTGGTAAAGAAGTAACTTTTTACCGAGACATGATTCTGCTGTACACCGGAGCGTCGTATTCCACAGATACCCAGTTTGAATCGCAGTACTTTCCAGGAACGAACAATAATTTCGTAATAGGCAACGAAAGTTACGCGTCTTTCCCTGTAACCCAAACAACCCCCATAGTAAACACTGTTGGCGGAGAAACGCAAGTTCAGATTAAAGTTACAAACACTGGTGCGGCTCCTGTTGTTTGGAACGATAGACTGGACAACTATATCCTGTCTTTGGCGTCTCCCAAAACAGGATTTTTGGTAGGAGAAATAGTAACCCAAACTATTCCTGCTGGCATCTCTATTGGTGCTTTGGGAGGTATTAGTTACGCATTTGGAATCACATCAGCGGGCACTATTGTTTTTGCTGAATCTAAAAAATTGAATGTTCGGGTAACGCAAAATGCTTTTGTGAAGGGGTCGAGCAATAATTTGCAAATTACTGGAGCGTTAAGTGGAATTACTGCTCTGATTTCTGGTGTGTCTTTGGCGTATGGGGAAGACGTTTCTGTTTACTTTGGAGCGTCTGCTGCAACAGAAGGCGGTACAGCAGGACCGTTTTTCAAAATGATAAGTATCAGTACTCCTTACCTTGAAACTGCTTCAGCACCAGTCTACACAGGACTCACAGTTTTGAGTATGAGTCGTGGAGGTCTTTCTGACTTCACAGACACTACATGGGAGAATGGTGATTTTGTCCAGCAGGGCGTTAGTGGATCGTATCTCTACGACTACGCTTCAGGAACGGTGTATAAATGGGAACGCGACACAGTAACAAATGGACGATTATACCTTTCGGATACATTTGGCAACTTCAAAACTAGCACTGTGTACGGTGCGTCTTTGGCTGCATTAAACACAGAGACAGGAGATATCAATCAAGGATATGTGGTTTCGGGATTGTGTGGTCCGCAAATAGATATTCACTCTGGGGAAATAGTATACATAAACAACATAAAGCCCATCAACAGAATAGTTGGGCAAGAGGAAGAGTTCCGAATCAGAATCGGGTTCTAATACGAGAAAAACTACATGGGTTACGATCCTACCATCTTTAACATTTCTCCCTACTACGACGATTTTGATTCAGAAAAAAGGTTTTTGCGACTACTTTTCCGTCCTGGATACGCAATCCAAGCACGCGAACTAACTCAAATTCAGTCCCTGTTGCAGGATCAGATATCAAAGGTCGGAGATCATCTGTTCAAGAACGGATCCCGAGTTGTTGGTGCTCCTATAACAGTAAGAAACACCAGTTTTTTAGGGTTGAATACTGGTAGTGGAAGTCCCTTTTCCGCTTTTGATTCTGATGATTGGGACACTCTTGTTGGTGGAACGATTTACTACGGAGCAACAGCATCAGGAACGATTGCTCATGTAATTGCCCCTGAATACGACGACAAACTCTTTGTGGTTGTTGATTACGTTAGTGGTTACGGTGGAGCAATACCAAACACAGGTGTTACTCTTGGACTAACCACTGCTTCCGGTGCAGGGTACTCTCCGTATGTTGCTTCGGGTGCGTCTCACAACGGTGTTTGCAAACTGGTAACTGTTGGAGACGGAATCTTTTACGTTGACGGTCAATTTGTACGCAATGAAGATCAAAATTTTACCCCATATACAGTTTCGGGAAACTATAGAGACTTTTTGATGGCAAGCGGCGGGGTAACCCTTGCAGGACTCGACAAAAAGATCGGGTTCTCTATTGAAAAGAATGTTGTGACTTCTGCTTCGGACACTTCTTTGTTGGATCCGTCCTTGGGTTCTCCAAACTATCGTGCTCCTGGTGCAGACAGAATGGTTTTGGATCTTACTTTGGGTCAAACCGAAGTGTCTGATACGAACGACGACTTTATAGAACTGCTTCGTTTTCAAGACGGAAAAGTTACAAAGAAGGTTGATCGTGTTGTATATGGAGACATTGCAAAAACTCTTGAGCGTCGTACATTCGATGAGTCGGGTTCGTATATTGTTTCGCCATTTGATGTTTCTATCAAGGACGCTTCCTCTTCAGAAAATCTAGACGTTATTGTTGGTCCTGGTAAGGCGTATGTGTTTGGTCAAGAGGTAGAAACAAAATATCCAACCATACTGGGAATTTCTAAAGCAAGATCCACCGAGACTGTGTCTAACAGTTTTGTTTTCAACACAGGTAACGTTCTATCAGGGCTGTGTTTTGACTACAAGAATTACGGCGTTACTCTTTTCAATAACTATAACAGCATTAACGGCGGCAACGCTACTATTCACTTCAGAAATTCTAGTGGAAGTGTGATTGGTCGTGCCCAAGTTCACGGGCTTGTTCCCCAGTTTGGTGCTTCAGCAGGATTTACGTACTCCGCTTACTTGTACGGTGTTTGCTCTGGATCTGTGATTGCGGGGGCTTCTACTGCTGTTATGTACGGTACTACTTCAGGACACACTTGGGGAATTTTCTCTCCTTCTTCAGGATCAACGTTTGGTGCTGTGGGAGGGACGGGCGAAAACGATAGTTGTTTGGTGTATGAACTGTCTCCCACCCAAGGGGTCAGTGGTGTAGTGTCTTTGAGTTTTTACGGGGTCGTGGCGAGTAAAACAAGCACAAGCGGATCAAACCCAATAACGGTTTCGTACAATTCTGGAACAAACACTACTACTTACACGGTTACTCCGTCTGCAATTGATTTGCCTAATGGAGTTCCGTCTTCCACGTATTTGGATGTTGCTCCAGACCTTACTTCAAGTCCTACGTCAGCACGCTCCACCATTTCAAAATATTCTTTCATTACAGGAACAATTGCGGCTGGAGCAGGAAATACTGGATCGGCTTTTATTCCATCAAACTTGAATTCCTCTGATCCTGTTACTGGAGTTGCAGTCAGTAAGAGTGGAAGCAATTTGGTTATGACTGTTGTTGGTGCTCCTACAGGATTCACTGGAGCGGCGTCAATACGGATGTTGTTACCGTACAAGTATACTCCGGACATGACCTCTAACTCCATTAGAATTAAAACAAGCACGAACGCCACTATTTCTAGTGGGGCGTATACATTTACCACTATCAACGGTAGAGTTGGATTCACGTTACCACAGAGAGATGTGTATAGTGTGTCTGCTGTTACAGTTAACGGCGCAAACGCTCTAAACGATTTTGAATTGGATGACGGCGGTCGTGAAACACTGTACGATCACGCTGCTTTGATTGTAAAGAAATCAAAGGAAGGTACTGCTCTTCCTGCTGGAGCAGGGTCTTATGTTTCTGGTACTGCATTAACACTTGGTGCGAGTTACAAGTATTTTGTTCACAGTGGAACAGAATTTGGTCCGTTTGTTGGAAGGCATTCGTACTCGGGAATTTCGTACGAAGAAATTCCGCTGTTTACAAATCCCAAAACAGGCAGAACTGTTTCTTTGGCAAACTGCTTGGATTTCCGTCACAGTGGAATAAGCCACGACAGCATTCTGTCTAAACCATACGGAGATTATCAAAATTGCTCTGCAACAAGTGCTTCGTGGAGCAACTACCTTCCCAGACTAGACCGCTTAAGTTTGAAGATAAATCCATCAGATTTGTCTTGTGCGTTTGATATTGACACAGGGGCTGCGGAGTTTGCGCCCCAGTCTCCACCAGAAACAGAAAATTCGTTGACCGTAGCAACAATGCTGTTGCCTGCATACACGCATTCGCCAAAAGACGTTATCGTAAACAAAAATGATGTGCGACGATACACAATGGCAGACATTAGCGGAGTAGAAAAGAGAATTGACTCTGTTGAAGTGTTTAGCAGACTGTCTTTGGCAGAATCTCAAATAGAATCACTACAGATCAAGGGTGTGGTGGACGGATATCTTACTGTTGGAGGAACCACTACTGTATTGGGTGGAACCCTAACCGAAGAACCGATCAAAACTTCTATTTACGCAGACGATTTCCGTGGACACGCTGGCGGAGACGTGGTAGATCCCGATCACCGAGTTTCGGTTGATTACGAGTACGGAGAATCACGACCTTTCTTTACCCACAACCTCTCCTCTTTGTCTTCGCCTTCGCTTACTGCGGGACTTACCATTTCTTCTGACGGACTAATCACACTAGACTACTCCACGGTTTCTTACGTAAACAACAGTGGATACAATCGTAGTGTTGCGGTAAATCAAACTGGAACAGTGAACTGGCTTGGATTTGCGAAACTGACAAAACAATACGAACCAAAATTCGACACAGCAATTCGCCCAATCGTGTACGGAAACAGTGTGCAAGAAAACGATAACTGGGTTGCTTCTAATGCTGGTGACGCTCGTGGATTTGGAACACAGTGGAATGATTGGGAGTATTTGTGGACTGGAGATCAGATTCGCAAAGAAGTTTCTGATGAGGCTCAAAAAAGACTACTGTCTGCTCCAAAGAGCAATTCACAGTCTTCTATCCCAAAGGTAGACTCGGGTAATTCTAGAACCTCTGTTAGTCGTTCTGCTTCGCCTATAAACCAAAAGACCAAAGAGATTATTCGATCTTCTAGACTGCTAGACCGTTCGACCCACAGAACGGTAGACAACAGAATTATTGATCGAACAGTGGTTCAGTATATCCCAATCAACACTATTGGTGTAACAGCATACGGTATGCGTCCAAATTCGAGCGGCTTGTATCTGTATGTGGACGGTACTCTTGTACGAAGTGGACTTTCAGCAGACAGTACTGGAACAGTTGGAACTACGTTTGCAACAAGCAGCGGAGTGTATTTATCCGGTGAAAAGGCAGTTCGTATCACAGACAGTTCTGAAGTACAAAACACAACTCAAGCGTCCGATGTAGTGTTCTACTGCTCGGGTTCTGTTCGTCAGAAATACGATGGTGTGTACTCCACACGAAACCCCGAATATCGCCGCCAAACCGTTAGTAGTGAAGGAATTGTAAAGGATCCCTTCAACCGAGATGTGTCTTACGATAACATTGAAGACACGGTTGGCAACAACCAGTGGACAGATCCACTGTGTCAAACTTTCTTTGTGGACAAGAAGACCACTCCGGAAGGTATATTCCTTAAGAGTGTTACTCTGTATTTCTCGAAGAAAGACTCTTCGTTGCCAATTACACTTCAGTTACGTCCTACCATCAACGGATATCCGTCGCCTTCTGTTAGTGTTCCGTTGAGCACAGTGACGCTTATGCCTAGTCAGGTGAGCACAGGATTTGTTGGAACGTCCACGACTCCTGTAGGAACCACATTTACGTTTGCGTCTCCGATATACCTAGAACCTGGTGAGTACGCTATTGCTGTGCTGACAAACAGCAAGAATTACGAAATCAGAGTTAACGATTCTGGGGTGAATCTTACCTATGGGGGCAGAAACGACAATCCACTGGTGGGAACATTGTTCCAACCACAAAGTGTGGGACCAATGGCACAAGATTTGGCAACCGATGTTGCGTTCTCTTTGGATCGGTGTGAGTTTGTTAGTGGATACGCATCCGGAATAGCAACATTCACTGGACTCGATGTTGCTAATTGCCAAGTGATTAAACTAACAGTTCCTGAAATAGTTCCCCAAGACTGCACTGCGGTTTATGCAGTAGGAGGAACCACAGTAGAAAACAACCAAAACAAATATTTGGGAACTGTTTTCACTGCTTCGCAGAACGCAACAGTTACTCTTACCCGACCAAGCAAACGGTACATTTCGCCGGTTGTGGACTCGTCTCTAGCACTTGTGGTTGGAGCCGAGATGTTGTGTACTAGTACCAATGCTACAACATCAGGATACGTTACCAAATCTGTTGCGCTTCCACACAATCTTCGCTCCGATGGGGTGTTTGTTGACGCAGAAGTGTGTTCACCGCAAGGTTCGCAGGTAAAAGCGTACGTTCGTTGGAGTGACAACGGAGAGAATGAGTTGTTTACAAAGTCTTGGGTAGAAATGGTTGCGGTTGATGGATTGGGAAGCCCGAGATATCCGTTCACTTCGTCTTCAGACCTGTCTGCAAATGAGTACGACTTCCGTCCCACAAAGTGGGCTTGGTTTAACTCTAGAGGAGCGGTTACACGGGCATACCAAGTAAAACTGGTGTACACCACAGACCTGACAGGCAGTTCCAAAGTTTATGAAAAATTGCCGTCTGTACGCAATCTAAAGGTTTGCAGTTTCCGTACAGTATGACATCGAAATATACAAAAAGCAGTGATGGAAGGGTGGTTCTGTTAGCCGATCTTTCGCGTATAACGGCTGCTGAAGAGAAGGAAATGCTTGATCGGCGCATTTCTTATTTGGAAACTCAAATAGATAGTCTGAACGCCCGTATTTTAGTTTTGGAGGAGCGTATCGCTCACCAAAAGGAGAACTGACAGATGCCCGGCAGCACAGGACCAGACCTAAACACGTACACCATTCCTGAAGTACAATTGAGCGACACTTTCAATTACTGGAAGGATGTCACCAATACTGCTGTCTACAAACTAAACAAGTTACGCATTTACGATGCAGTTGACAGTGGTACAGTAGGAGCCACATACACCACTGCTGGAGTGTGGTCTGCGTTCTTGACCCCAAACATTAATAGCACGGGTCACACCTTTTACGGGTTTGTTGGTTTTTCTGCGGGATTAAGTGGTTCGTTTGCGTACATTTCGCGTGGTGCAACCTTTGCTTCTGATTTGTGGGCGGCTGGAAGACTAACAGTCATAAACGGCGCAACCATTGACGGAATTGGCATTCACAACGGGGTGCAAAGTGACACGTCTTCAGTGTTTATAGGCAATGGTGGTGGTGTACAAAGCAGTGGTGTGCGACAGAATGTTGCTGTGGGTAGAGACGCGCTCACTGCCAACACAACGGGTTGCTTTAATACTGCTATGGGTGCCAGTGCAATGCACAGTAACACCACTGGAGCAAGCAACACAGCATTGGGACATGGAACGCTAGAACTAAACACTATTGGGTGTAGAAATGTGGCTATTGGTGATCTAGCCATGTGCTGCAACACCACAGGTTCTTTAAACACTGCGGTTGGGTGGTCTGCTCTTTGCGGAAATACTTTGGGTACAGACAATACCGCTGTTGGTCATTGTACTCTTCCAGTAAATAACGCAAACAGTAATACTGCTGTTGGTAGTTGTGCTTTGCGTTCAAACACCACCGGCTCTTCCAACACCGCAGTAGGTTGCAATTCTCTTTCGAGCAATACCTTTGGAGACAACAACGTTGCTGTTGGTGGTAGTGCACTGTCTGCCAACACTACAGGCGTGTCTAATACTGCTATTGGTGTTGCATCTTTGTTGTCCAACACATCTGGATCAAACAATATTGCGATTGGTAGGTGTGCTCTGTGTGCCAACACTACTGGTGTAAACAGCACCGCAGTGGGTACTCTTGCTTTGAAAGCAAACACCAGTGGAACATCCAACACAGCAGTAGGGATGCAGGCACTGTGTGCCAACACTACTGGGTGTAACAATGTTGCGGTTGGTGTTAACGCACTGTGTTCCAACAGTGTTGGTATACGAAATACTGCTGTTGGTACTAATGCACTGCTCTGTAACACCACAAGCGAAAACACCGCAATTGGTGATTCTGCTGCCGTTTTTAACACTACGGGGTGTCGATTGGTGGCTGTCGGTCGCCTCGCACTGAACTGCAATACAACCGGTGTAAACAACACCGCAGTGGGGCACTCTGCTCTCTTTTCCAACGACGTTGGGCAAAACAATACTGCTGTTGGTTTGCAAGCACTGCAAGGAAACACCAGTGGATCGCTCAATACTGCAATAGGCTCTCTAGCCCTATACTCAAACACCACCGGATCTTACAACAACGCAGTGGGTGCGCTTGCACTGCATTGTAATATAAACGGTGCATCCAACAATGCTTTAGGTTTTTGTGCCCTACACGGAAACACTTCGGGAAACTTCAATACCGCAGTGGGGCACGCTGCTCTGCTGCATTCTAAATGCAACTACAACACTGCTATTGGGTACTTTGCTGCTGTTGGCGTAAGCACAGGGGTCAACAACACCGCAGTGGGTGCGTTTGCACTTTGTGCCCAAGGAAATACTGGTTCACATAATATTGCTGTTGGCTATTA